GTCGATGATCGGGGCATCCTTCGGCCAGCGCGGCCGCCAGAGCGCGCGCGGCCCGAACACCCGCGCGCCGATGCTAGTTTTGCCTGACCCGGAAGGCCCGACGACGACGCCCACCTGCCACGCGTCGTCGTCGATGGGCAGCTCGGCCGATAGCTGGAACTCGGCGCCGGATTCGCAGTTGAACAGCGACTTCACCCGCGCCGCGCGGTAGCTGTCGAAGTCGGTGCAGGAATGGTTGACCTCGATCTTCATACGGTCACCACCTTCAGGCGCTTGAAGCCTGCGCGCTGCAGGCGGGCATAGGCCTTGGCCTGTGCGGGCTCGTCGTCGCACACCACCACGATGCCGAACTGCTGCTTGTACTTGAAGCCGTTGCGGCCGAGGGGCTTAGTTGCGGCCTTTGCCGGGGCCGCCGGGGTCTTGCTCTGCATGTCTCACCTTTTGCGATGTTGATCGCCGAGACTGGCCGCGCTCTCGGGAGCAACAGGGCCTCGGCCAAAGCCACGCGGTGAGATCGCGTGTGTTACGGCGGCGGCTCGGCACTTGCCGGTGTCGAGCCGTCGCCCTGTCTTGCTATCGAACCGCGGGGTGCGGCACGACAGCGTCAGTGCCGGCGACGCGCGACAACGTGCGCCCGCCACGGGCATCGACAAGCGTCCGCACCGCCGGCGCATAGAACTGCAGCGACTGGGGTCGGACCCGTGGAGCACGGAAGCGCTGGCCGAGTGCACGCATCTCGTCGGCCGTCAGCACGGCGTTCCAGACCGCGAACTCGGCGACCGCGCCCTCGGCGAACTGGCTGGACCCATCGATGCCGCCGCCAGCGATCAGGCCGGCCAGCATCTGCACCTCGACAGCATTTCCCGCTGCGAAGCCGCCTGCAGCCGCGGTCGCATTGAGCGCGCCGTCCAAGTAGGCGCGCATCGTCGTGCCATCAAACGTCACCCCAAGCGAGACCCATGTATTCGTCGGCAGCGCGGTGTACTTCACCGCGTTGTAGGCACCGCCGCCAGTACGATGCTGGTGCGCGCCAGCGAGCGCAGCAACGGTGTGGTCCCAGTTGAACAGGTCATGCGGATTCTGAGCGCTGCCGACGGTTCCACCCGCCACGCGCACGCGGGCCGTGCTGGGTGCAGTCGGGAAGATCACCAGCATGTGGCGCGTGTAGGCGCGGTCCAACGCGACTGCGGTCGGGATTGTGCTGGAGCTGCGATAACAGGCACCGTTCAAGCCGGCCAAGGCCATATCATTGCTCCCGGATCGACACGGCCAGCAGTTCGGCATCGCCCGCCGCGATGCCAGCAGCAATGGTCCGCCGGACACGCACACGGAACAACTCTCCGGCCTGAAGGCCATCCATCTCGGCGCCGTCGGCGACGTTCAGCGCAATGGCAAGCACCTGGCCAGACGTGCCCGGAACCGTCACCGCTGGGGCAGCGACCGCGGCTGCAAAGCCGTCGTTGTCGATGTCGTCGACCCCGGCCTGGGTGCGTTCGATAGCAACGTCCCAGCCCACGGTGCCGGTGATGGCCGTCGTCAGAGCGCAAAAGATCACGATACGCAGACCGCCGCCGGCATAGCCGGCCGGCAGCACGCCGGTGAACACTGCCGCTTCCTGCACTGACGAATCGAAATCAAGCACCGGGCGGTTGTTGCGCAGATCTAGCGTCGCGTATGCCGTAGCGGGCGGCTCATTGTCGTAAGGCCGAAAGACGATTGACCACGGTGCACCCGCTGCATCGGCGATGTAGGCCTTCAGCTGGTCGACCGTGATTTTGATGTCAGCTCCGGGGGCAACCGGGTTTGATGCATCGTCGGTACCGCCGGCGATGGAAGTGCCGGCGAGGATCTCGGTGCCGGCCAACTCCGCAAGTTTGGGATTGCTGTCAAATCGCTTTGTGGTCATAGCCCTATCCGATGTAGTTGTTGCCGTCCTGGTCGGCGTAGGTATCCCCGGCCTGGTCGGCGTAGTCGCTGTAGTGGCTGGTGCGGTAGACGCATTCGATGACCTGCATCTGCCAGCTCACCAGGTCGCCGCGCCTTGCCTCGATCTCAACCCGCAACGCGCCATCGGCGGTCGGCACGTAGCTCGCGTTCGTGCCGACAAGGCCATCGGCCGTCTCGACAAGGGTGTTGTTGAGATACCAGCGCACGGTGTACGTGGTGCTGGGCTCTGGTCCGATGCTTGCCATCTCCTGGTCGACCAACTGGTCGGCCTGGGCGACTCGGTCGCGGTGCAGCCACGAAACGTCCGCAGTCTCGAAAATCTCTTCCGGCCACGCCTCGCCGTTGAGCCGCGGCGCCGCCGGCGGGTACGGCCGCGCCTGGCGCCCGGCGAACTCGACCGTCATAGCCGCGGCCGCGCTCGGCGCGAGCTGGGCTGAGCCCGTGTTTGTCAGCAGCTTGACGTCGATGATCTCGCCGTCCGTGTACTCGACCAGGTCGGATACGGCCGCGGCGTCGTAGAGCCAGAGCAACGACCCGCCGGCATGCTCTGTGGCGACGGTGTCGGCACAGCCACGGCCGAGCACGACAGCGCCGGCCACGATGTCGATGGCGTCGATTCGGACGATCTCAGAATCCCACAGGGCGGCCGCGCCGATGACGAGCTGCTCACCCCGCTGGATGCCGCTGATCGGGATGGACGTCGCGTCCCGGCCGTAGATATCCGCGGCATCGCCGGCAACGGTGGCGAAAGGACACCAGTCGCCGGTCGCGCTGACCTCGAACTCGCCGCCGGCGGCGGCCACGGCCAGGCTGTACGACCGGCCACCGGGCGGCTGGTCGGCGACCGCGAGCAGGTAGCCGGCGTCGGCCGGCAGCACGTCGAGGTTAGCTCGGTCCAGCCGCTGCACCAGCTCGATGTAGGGCGCCTCGAACGCGGCCTGCAGCGTGATCGGATTCGGCGTCGGGTCGGGGCGTGTATCCACGCCTGGTTCGATCTCGGAGAAGGACGTCGCCGGCAGGCTGTAGATGTCCTCGGTCGCCGTGGTCCTGACCGCGCCACTCTTCAGCGTCCCCGCCTGCCGGTCGCCCATCAGGCAGACCATGCCGGCGATGCGACGTTTCACGGACTGCAGGCGGAAGTACTGATTCGGGCGAACCCCTTGGACCGCATCGGGAATCAACGTCAGCTCCATCGTCCGCGTCGGCGCGGTTGAGGCGCGCACGTCCCGCTCAGCAACGCGCAAGGCAAGCGGCCCGGCCGGAATCTCCGGGTAGTCGTTGACCTGTGAGATCACCCCGAACGCACCGATCAGAGACAGGGCTTGCACCGGCGGTGTCGTGATTGACTCTTTGCGCTGGGGGTCGAAGTACTTGACCGCGACGCTGTTGATCGCCCCATTGGGGACCGAGGGCTGGAGCTTGATGTCCAGAATGTCGTCATCGGTGATGATCGGCAGCTCGTCGAGCGCATACTCGCCGCGCGCGAGGTCCAGGTAGTACTGCCCGTCGATCAGGCTGCGGCTGACGCTACCGCCAATCAACCTGCAGATGCGCTGCTCGAACTCGTCCAGGCTTTCGGAAGACGGGTCATACGACGTGCAGATGCCGAAGCCCTCAGCATGCAGCTTGTCCGCGGCGGCACGATAGCTGGCGTCGTTGATGCGGCCCCGCGGCACTCGGCCGATATCGGCCGACGTGCGGGCGTAGTAGAGGACATGGGCCGGATTCATTGCTCCGAAGCCGCGGTACACATCGGCCCGCAGCGAGAGCCCGCCGCGATTGTCTGCAGGGGCTGGGTCGTAGATCCACACGCGGACCGTCGATGTTCCCGAGACGTGAACCGGCAAGATGGCCTGCGTCCCTCGGTAAGCATCAATCTCGCGGCGATAGTAGTACGGCAGGAACTCCTGCGTGCCGTTATCGGTGTCCACCCGAAACCTGTTCAGCCAGGTATGCCCCGGCGTCGGCGGCGGCGGAATTGTCGCGTCGTCATCGGGCCACGCGGACCATGCCGGCCACGTTAGGCCGGGGTCGCCCTCGGGCTTGGTGAAGACCACGAAGTCATGCTGGCGCAGGCCCGAAATCACATACCCGTTACCCGCACCGGACGCTGTGCCGGCGATGTTGATCCAGTGCGTTTCGCTCGGTACATCCTGTATCGAGCGCATGGGGATCACGGCTTTTTCTGGGTACCAGCAGCCAGGCTCATCCCAGCCAGCCTTGATCTTGCAGATCTTGTGACTGGCCGGCTGCGGGTAGGGGTTCATCGCACCGTACTTGCCGGTGAAGGCCACTGTGGCCAGGCCGCGCCAGCCCGGTTGCTGCGGCCCGAAGATCGCCGCCAGGCGGGAGCTGGGCGGCTGGTCGGCCTCGCCAAACATCAGGTCGAGCGTGCCGACGATGCCGCCCTGGTCTTTCTCGCCGCCCCATAGATTCGGCGCATTGATCGTGATGGACTGGCTGTGCGTGGCCGATCCAGACCATGCTGTCTTGTCGCCGCCGCGGAACTCTAGGTACGCGTCGAACGGGCCGATGCCCAAGCCGAAATGGATAGCCAGCTCGTACCAGTAGCCAACCGTTGTCCCTTTGTTCTTACCGCCCATTGCCGGCCTCGCATTCCTTGGCCCACGCGACCAGCGCCAGCGCCAGGCCGTCGCCGGTTGCCTCCAACTGCGATGCCGGAATGCCGTCGCGCACGAACGCGCGCCAGTCGAGCCCGTGCCGGCGAAAGAACGCCTTCGACTTGTCGCGGCAGAAGCCCGCCCGTCGGCTATAGCCGCGGATCGTGAAGAGGTGCTTCGTCGTGACGATCAGCTCGTCGGTCATTTCTTTCCGCCCTTGCTCTTGATCGGCTCGGTGCCGGTGACGGTCCACGCCAGGATGAATTCGTCCTCGATCCAGACAGTCCCGAAGTGATGCTTCACCGCCTGGCCGTCCTCGACCGTCGGGGCTTCGCCGGCTGCGGGCTTGGGCTTCTCGGTCTTGGGCCGCATCGCATAGGAGATCGCGGCCGACACGACGAGGATGATCAACTGCACCACCCACCAGTACACGGCCTGGCGCGGCGTGCCCGGCGGCGGCGGGACTACCGCAGCGACCGCGATGCGCACCAGCTGCAGGACGGTGGCGAGCACCGACAACGCGAACGCCCACAGCTGGGCATGCCGGCCTGCAGGCGTGTCCAGCCACCAGTACCTCAGCCGCCAGCGCCAGATGCCATGAGCGCGGCGTGCGCGCAGGATCAGCCCCATGACATCGACACTCCTTCCATGGGGTTCTTGACCGGCTTGTAGACGCTGCCGCCGTAGTTGATGGTGTTTCCATAAGCGCTGCAGGCCGCCCAGGTGCGCGCGCACGTAGGCAAGGCCGACACGATGGTGCCTACCGGCACCGGCAGGCCGCCAGGCGTCAGCGTGATCTTGTCCGCGCCCTGGACATGGCCGGCGATGTCGCGGCGCATCGTCAAGCCGCTAGGACCGACGAAGGTGATGAAGCCGCCGGCCAGGCCAAACGCGGAGCCGGCCAGTTCGGGGACCGTCAGCTCCGATCCATTCACGGCCGTGACCGTGCCCGTGGTGGCGAGCGCCGGAATGTCGATGGAGAGCGTAGACCCGACGGCCAGTCCGGTCGCGTCGGCGAGGATCAGCGCGGGGTGGCGGGTGTACGTGTAGTTGATCGTGATCGGGCCGATCCGCTCCGCGCGGTCGTGGTTGTCGCCGATGTCGTCCCAGCTGAACGTGGTCTCATCGATCATCGGCGGGTCGGTGACGCGGCGACGGGTGTAGGCGAAGTAGGCGGCAGCGATCAGGGACGACGACGCGCCGCCCGCCCAGGTGGCCGTCTTGCCAGCAAGCACCTGGATATAGCCGCCTAGGCTGGGCACGAGCACGTGGGCCCGCGGCGGCGTGTCGCCGTTGGCGGCTTCGATGCGCGTGATCGTACCGGTGACCGTGCTCGCGCCGCCCGTCAGGTTGCAGCCGCGCGGCCCGGTCGAGTACGGGGTCTTCCAGCAGCCACGCTGCCAGCGCGGGCCTTGGTTCCGAGCGCGGCTGTAGCCGTTGTCCGGCTCGCACGTGAGCTCGAGCTCGGTGTCGGTGAAACTCGGCTGGGTGACTTCGCCGATCCACTCGACTGCAGGCGGGTCGTCACTGCCGGCGTCGTAGGCCAGGCACGTGACGTCGACGACGTCTTGCGGCACGTGCGGGAACCAGTTGTCGCCGAGCGGCTGGGTAACCGGGTACTCCGTCGCCGACGGGTCGAGCAGGTAGGTAAACGTGATCTTGATCTTGTCCTTCGCGCGTTCGACGGTCTGCTTGATCTCGCTGCGGCCGATCTGCGCGGAGAGGTAGGTCTTCCCATCGATCACGAGGTCACGGTCGGCCGTGCAGTAGCGCCAGGTCAGGTGCTGGCGGCTGAAAACGAACAGGTGGACCGGCTTATCGCCGAAGCGCTTACGGGCCATCGGGAACCACCGCCTGCCAGCTGAGGGTGGACTTGGCGACGCCGCGGGTGTCGGCAAGGTGGTCGATCTCGACCTCGTCGCCGGCGAGGGTGCACAACGCCAGGAAGGAGATCATGCGGATCTGCGCCGCGGCCACGGCACTGCCGGCGAGGGGCGCGTCGAGCACCAGCGTCTCGGTACTGCTTGCGGCCGAGGCCGCGACGATCCGCCGATACAGCACGGTGCCGTCCCGAAGCTCGATGCGGAGGTCGGCGCGGTTCGGGCGGCCGAGGCCATAGAGCGCGTAGCCGGCCCATTCGACCGTCAGGCTCGTCCCGGTTACGGCTGCGGCGCCAACGGGCTTCAGGTCGGCAGACCAGCTCGGCACCCACATCGGCACGCCGCGGCCGGATAGGGTGTAGGCGAGCGAGCGGAACCAGGTGTGCCGGGGGCGACCGGCCAGCTTCCAGTAGCTGCGCTGGGAACGCAGACTGATGCCGGACAGATCGTGGGCGAAGGGCAGCGCGGTGCCGTAGTCGATCACCACCACCTGCCGCTCATGTGCACTGACGGGGTCCGAACTCTCGTCCGGCCGCACCGTTAGCACGGGGTGCCCGCGATACATTTCGGGCGTCGCCAGGCCGGGCCAATCGCAGGCTTCGGCGATATCGAAAGCCATGGCTCGGCGGCTGACATTGTCGCTGCGATGGGTCTCTTCCGCGCTCGCGTTCAGCAGGGCGCGGCGGAGCGGGTACAGGCGAGTGCCGGCAGCCGCGGCAGGTGCCGGTGTCGCCGCCGCCAGCTGCAGGTGATCCGGCATCACTTGGTCGATATCCAGGACGGTCCAGCGGGTGGCGTCGGTATAGAGCAGTGCGCGGCCGCCGGCGACGAAATCGCACCCGGCCGTATCACAGGGGAGCTGCAGCGCGCCCGCCGGCACCGGGCTGGGTAGCCGCTCGATGTCCGTCCAGATCGGCAGCAGCCAAGGGCCGGCATTTCCGTCGAGCAGCATCGCTGCCACTCGCTTTGCCTGTGCGCCGGCCAGCACCCGGAATGCGAACGATCGACGCGGGGTCAGGCGCAGGCTTCGATGATTTGTCACGGCCGTGGCGCTGGCGCGCAGCACCTCCGTGCGCCAGGCCAGTGATTCCTGGACGCCGTAGGCCCAATCCGGTCGGATCGGCCAAATCGGGGGCGTCGTGGCAGCGAACGCCATGCTCACCACTCCGCCTGGATTGCCTGGCCGTTCTGGCTGGCATAGGTGACGACGGCCTTCTCCATCGACGGATGGTTCGCAAGCGCTTGCGCGAGCTGGTCAATGTCGAACAGGTTGTAAAGCCGCATGCTGTTGCTGACAGATGCCGCGCGGCTGCCGCCGCCTTCCGCGACCCTACCGCGAGGTTCTGGGGCGGCGGTGATCTCGCCGCCGGCGGCGTAGCCGCGCCAGTCTTCCAAGGCGGCCATGCCCCGCGCGTTGAAGTCTTCCAGGAACGCGTAGGCGCCGGGCTGGCTGGCGCTGGCATGGCGCACCATGTATTCGCCGGCCGAGGCCCAGATAGGCACGTCATCACTGGTTCCGGTGCCGGGGCCGGTGATGCGGCCGCCGGTGGCGTACTGAGCGGCCGATAGCAGCGACGCAATCGTCGCACCCTGCGCCAGGGCGCCGGCGATGAAGCCGATGTTCTGGGGGAAGCCGGCCTTCGAGGCTTCGGCCACGTTCTGGGCAAGCGCGACGGCGGCCTGGGCGACCGCGAAGCCCTTGCTGATGGCGAACAGCACGCGGTAGGTACGGGACTGCTCCCCGCCGTAGGCCTTTGCGACCTGGGCCATGGAGCCGAAGGCGTCGGCGCTCTGCTGCAGCATCAGCTGGTTCTGGGCTTGGTTCAGCGTGGCGAGCGCACGCGAATGCTGCTCGCGCAGCTGCAGCTCCTGGGCATCCCACTGCGCGTTCAGATCAGCGCGCTGTTTCCGGAACTCTTCCAGCCGGCTCAGCTGGTCGGTGTACCAGGTCTCCAGGGCATCCTTCTGCTGCTGCAGACGGTACTGCTCGGAGTCAACGCCGCCGATCTCCGGCGACAGGCCGGGGAACGTGGGCGCCGCGCTGAAGGCCGCATTGACGATCTTGTCCAGCTGGGCGCCGTAGTTCGTCGCCTCCACCGATCCCTGTTTGATGGCATCGTTGAGCGTCTTGATGCGCTCGATGGTGGTTTCCACCGCCACTTCGGCCGGGGTACGGAGCGTGGCACGCAGTTGGTCATAGGCGCGCTCGGTCTTCTCGAACTCTCGGCGCTTTTCTTCCTCGGCCGCGCGCTCGGCCTGGCGCTGGTCGACGAGCCGGGCGGCATCGAGCAACGCGGCCTTCGCTGCGGCAGAGGCCGCACGGTATCCGCCCTTCTCGATTTCATAGCGGATTGTGGCTTCACGGCTGACGCGCTTCTGGCCGTCCTCCAGTGTGCCGAGCATCGCGGCTTCCTTCTGCAGGTTCTCCAGCTCGCGCCTTGCGTCCTCCTCGGCACGCTGGGCGTCGGATTTCTTCTGGCCGCCGGCACGCTTCGCCCGTTCGGCATAGTCAGCCTCGATCTGCGCGATGCGTTTGGTGGCCTCCTCCTGGTTGATGACGCTGCGCGTCACCAGGTCATTGACCGCGGCGATGTCGCGCTTCTTCTTCGCCGCGTCGTTCAGATAGCGCGTCTCGGCGTTGAGGAATGCCTCCCGCTCCCGGTCACGCTTCTTCTGCTCGTCGATAGCGGCCTGAGCGGCTTTGCTGTCCACCGTTGGCGTGCGGCCGGGTGCCGCTTGCGGCCCCTGCTGGGCCTGCATTGCGACCGTGTCCGATGCCTGCCACAACGTGTATGCATTCCAGCCCGGAACGAGCAGGCTCCACTTGGATGCCTTGTTGGCTTCTTCTCCGATCAGCACCAGCCAGTTGGCGAAGCTGGCGACCTCGGCCGTCGCGTCGCTGGTCCACTTCTTGACATCGCCCCACAGCCGTTCGATGGGCGTGCGCGCGGCCTCGGCGCGGTCGGCGACGTCGAGCAGGTGGTCGCTGTAGATGCGGGTAGCCTCGGCCACGGCCAGCTGTTCCTGACCTTCGGCAATCAGGGCCTGCACCCGGTCTAGCTGTGCTTGGGTCAAGAAATGCTCGGTGGCGTTGAGCTTCAGCAGCGCCTTCACCGGCTCGTCTTGGATCGCCTGGAACGCCGTGATGGTGTCGCTGACCTCGCGGCCGACGATCTCCTTCATGCGCGCCGAAGCGGCGCTGACCTGGTCAAAGGCTTCGCCTGCGAACCTACCCGAGGCCGCCACCTCGGTCAGCGCCTCGGTGGCGGTGCCGTGTCCGACGCCCTGCAGGGCGCCCGCCATGGCCTGCAGCTGCTCGACGGTCCTGCCGGCATAGCCATTGGTCAGGATCAATGCCTGGTTGTAGGCGCTCAGCTCTGCCTGCTGCTTGGCCCAGGCCAGCCCCAGCCCTGCGACCGCCACAGCCGCGACGGTGTACGGATTGACCAGGCCCATGATCGAGCCGCCCACCGCGCGGGCCGCCGGCACGATACCGCCGAAGCTGTCCTTGAGCTGGCCGCCTTGCTGCATCAGCACCATGAACGGCGACTGCCCGGTCGCCAGGCCTACGCTGATGTCCGTCATCTGCGCCGGCAGCATGCGCATCGCCATGCCGTACTGGCCGACCGAAATGCCGGCGCGCGCGGCCTTGCGTTCAATGTCGGTCAACGCGGCCGCGTCGGTCTTCACCGCGGCGGCATGTTGACGATGGGAAGCGGTGGACCTGTCGGTCGCGTTGCCCAGCGTGGTCAAGCCCGTGGAGGCCTGCTTCCCCGCCGCGCCGAGCTTGTCCACGGCGCTGTCGAGCTGGGTGACCTCCTGCGTTGCCTGGCCGAGGTCCATGCGGATTCGCAGCGCGAGGTCCATTGTGCGATCCACGATCAATCCTCTTTCAGTGCCTTGTCCAACGTCTTGGCCGCTTCGCCGCCCGCGAAGGCGGCGCTGTTATCGATCAACCGGCGATGGCGAGCACGCCGCTCAGCGGCCTGGCATTCGGCGAAGAACAGATTGATCTGCCTCCGGGTCAGCCGGCCGATCTCGCGCGGTGTGCGGCCGTAGCCAGCCGAGATCAGGGCGTGGTAGACGCGACCGAGGCTGACAGGCTTTCGGCCGCCACCGCCGCCTCCGCCTTGTTCTTCAGCAGGCGGAAAAAAAAACTGGCGTTGGCCGCCCACCACAGGTTCTTCAGGGCCTCGCCGGACTCATAGTCCAGGCGCCCGATCCAGTTGGTGTTCTCCCGCACGGCGTCGCCGAACGCCTGCAGGTCGTCATCCCACGGGGTCATGGCCTGGGCCATCATCCAGTGCACGACCGTGATGTGCCGGGCGACCACCGCGTTGATGGCAACATCGGTAGGCGGTAGGCCAGCGCGAGGGAAGAGCGCGAACAGGTCGTCCAGGAACACCGCGCCGGCCGCCTGCACGCGCATGCCTTCGATGTAGCCGTACTCGCGCATTTCCACCAGCCGCCCACCGATCTGGCGGCTCCGCTCGGGGTGGAGGATGTCGCGCTGTGCGACCTCCCCCTTGGCCGCTGCGCCCTGGTCGGGCGCAGCAGCAGGTGCGGGTTCGGGCTTGGGGATCTTCCGGGCCACGGGTCAGGCCGCTCCCAGCACGAACTTGCCCAGCGGAAAATCGGGATCGGTGCCGTCGTAGAGCGCCTCGCCTTCCAGGTCCATCGAGCCTTTGCCCTCGTTGTTGATCAGCGGCAGGGTGCCGGTCGGCTTGGACGTGTGCCGCGGGATCTCCAGGTACGCCCGCGCTTTGCTGATGGTGTCGATGCCGTCGAACACCAGCCAGTGATCATCCGGGCGCATGGACAGCAACGACAGCGCGTTACTGGCCGCGTTGCTGTAGCTGGCCAGGATGGGCATGGTCAGGCCGGTCACGTCCAGCAGCTGGCCGTGACCGGCAAAGGCCGACACGATGGCGTAGTGCGTCCCTTCCACCAGCGGCACGGCAGCCGCGGCGGTGGAATCGACCAGGGACCAGTCGGAGGTGTTCTGCTTCTCCAGAGCGAAGTAGTCACCGACGGCGAGGTCGGCCGGCAACGGCTCGCCGCTGACCGTACCGCTGGCGACCGCGTAGCGGCTGGCCCACAGCCCGCGCGCCAGGTTGTCCAGGGTGAAGCCGTTGAGGGTGAACGCGGTCTTCATCGCCTTCTCGATCTCGAAGACGAGGTCTTTCAGGCGCTGGCCGGAGTGCGATTCCTTGGTCGCTTCTTCTTCCACTTCGAAGGAGAGGTCGAACTTGGGCACGTTCTGCGCCCAGACGCCGGCGCCCTTCTTTCCGCCAGGCAGGCGGGTGAAGAAGCTGACGCGGCCCTGCAGCGAGTAGTACTTGGTGACGGTGGACATTACGCGGACTCCTTCTTGTCCTTGGCTGCA